GTTATTGTAAACGTAGATGATTGACTTGTGTATTGTTGCTGAATGACAACCCCTTCTATATGTGAATGTGTACGTGCTGCGGCTGTAGTACCTAAACCTGTTGCAACGCTAATAGAAGTTGTTGACCTCCCTGGGCCATGAGTATGACTATTTTCAACATGTATATGCTCTGTGTTTGTTTCATTATGAGTATGTGTATTTGAACCCCCAGTATTTCCTATCTTACTTGGCGATATAGTACAACATATCTGACATGCTTCGAGGTTTAATGTATCTCCACCTCCATTACAATATGTCCACCCATCTTCTAAAAGAGTATCTGAAGTATATATTAAAATTACTCCTTCTGGTGTACTAGCACCTCCACCCTTATTTTGTATGCCAAGTAGATAAGTAAACGCTGGTCTAAGTGATACATTTGATAATGAATTTACTGTTGTATTATTGTTAGTGCCAGCAACTGAAAGGTATCTAAATTTATGATGTTTACTGCCACAAATAGTTGTAAGACTTATTTCAGCTTTTGCACTTACAGCAGTCGATGCAGCACTAACTGTCGGAACTGTGTGAGTATGTGTATCCTCTGTATGATTATGGTCTACGGTTGTATGGCCGTGAATATTGTTTCCGCCTGTGCCACCACCGTCACCACCAACTGTCATACCGAGTATGAATCGTTCATCTAAATCCTCTGTTCCTCCATTGCCATCGGCTATTAACCAATCAGAATTAGATGAAACCTTTGAGCTATCTGCAAAAGCAATACAGTCAACAGGAATATCCTGACTTCCGTCATCAGGTTTAATAATTATTGCACGCATAAATGGTGGTGCGTTGTTAACAGTGTTTATAGTCACTGTCGTGTTTTGATATGTAATTATTGTAGAACCAGAATTAGTGACAGTGTGGGTATGACTAATTCCAGCATAACCCACTATAGTCCAAGATTGTACAACTGTGGTGCCAAGGCTGGGACTTAAATTTCCGTGTAGATGATAATGTGTGTTACCAATATGAGTGTGAGCACCTGCGGTATGCGTATGTGTTGTACTACCAGCATTACTCCCAACTGAGCCATCGCCCTGTAAAAATTTGTCATCGAAATCAGTGTCACGACTCCAATCAGCAGGGATGGCTGCATGTGTTCCTGTCCAGATTGCTCTAGCATTACTCGGTACTGTTAATGACATGGATTCTTATATCCTCTTCCAACATTCTAATAATGCCTAGTAATTCATTTTTATCTGAGATATAACTCTGTCTGAAATAATCTTTATGGAGTTTATCACGGATATTACAGCCACCAAGGGTGAACTGTATAACATTTTCAATAGTAATTTTATCTTGTGTTTCCCCTTCTTCCGGTTCTATTGTTATTTTCATACGTCTGGTTCCATGTATACATAACCACCGAAAATTTCATCAGTAGTATTTGCGCCTTGATTAACACCAATTGTTACATAATTAGTATCTGAATAACTTATATCAGTGATATCTACTTCTGTGTTAACAGTACCGCTTCCTCTATTTGTTGCAGTTGTACCATCAGTAAGGTCATTCTCATAAACAGTTACGGTACTAGCACTATCTTCACCATTGACTTTTACTTTTGTAGCCTTGTATCCTTTGGGAACTTCAATCATGAAACCAAAATCATATGGCGTATAATACATATAAAATTTGTCGCCTGTTATATCTGTTATCCGTAAATTACAATAGTCATGAACCTGTGCTGAATCAGCAGGTGTCAACTTTCTATAGTATGCTTCACCGATAACTTTACCAACTGCAACCATGTCACCACCGACATCACAGTCACCAGTGATAGTTGCATCGTTACCTACCTGTAAATCATTTCCAATAAAGGCATCATTGAATTTATATGTTGCACTACCTAAATCAATCTTTAATGTTGTATCAGGTCTTAATAGTCTTAATGTACCATCGCCCAGAGTTGTATCACCAGCCACTCCAATTGTGACAACTGAATCAGCCTCTATGAGCATTACCCCGTCAGTTGGTGAATGAATGAAAATACCCGAGTCACGGAATTGTAATTTCACATTTGTTTGAAATTCCTGTACACCACTCCAATCATTTACACCATCAAGCAACGGTACAGTATTCCCACTCGTACCAACGTGTTTACCATCAAGCATATCAGCATTCAAGTTTGTGTTAACGGTTGTACTTGTACATGCATAAGGAGAAGTGCCTGTAGCTACATCAGAAATATAATTTAAACCCGTTAAAACATATGCACCAACATCCCAATCAGAAGTTAAAGCATGCGAACCGTCAATAAGTACAAAAGCAGTATCCGTGAAACCTAAATCATCATCTGTTAAAGTTATAGGGCTTGTTACAGTAAGATTAGTATCAGCACTAATATCAATACCGCTAAGTGATGCACCAGTATGACTATGTCCAGGATCAGCACCACTTGTAATATTCACACCAGAGACACTACCAGTAGTAACGAAATCCCATGCACCAATATTGATGTTTTGGTCTGCATTAGACCCATCCAGTTTAAGGAAATTAATTAATAGTGGATCAAGTTCGCCCATGTTTAAGCCATTCTCTCATCTGTTTATCCCACATATGCAACCCATGTGCATGTAGGAAACCAGGATACAATACTTCTTCTATGTCTTCCATATCAGCATATACTTCTTCTTCAACTTTACCATTCTTTATTCGTACAATGAATACACCGTCAAGCTTGACACCTGTAAGTTTTGTAAACATTTTTGCGTATGCTGCGAGTTGCATCCAATACGTATCATAGATTGCACCGCTTGTCTTCCAGTCACCGATGTAACGTTTACCGTCAACGACTCCGATGAAGTCACATGTTCCAGCGCAACGTAAATCAGAGTCAAATAAAGGAACCTCTATTCCCTCAACAACTACTTTGTGTTTATCATACCATTCATTCTTCCAGGCGTTAATGCATTCCTGCATCTCAACTTTGTAGTTGAGGATATCAACTTTTACATCGGTAAGCATCCATTCAATTATTTGATGAGCCGTGGAACCGAATTGACCACTCTGAAACAATATCGATTTTGCTTTTGCGTTACCAACACTTCCCTGCCAATAACGCAGCCCTGGTTTGGCTTTAATGCCAAGGATGCCTGTTACACGTTCATACTCCACTCCATTGATTAGGTAGTAGTTGTTACGTAGCATGTACTCCTGCGGGTACTCGATAACCCAGGGTTTGTCAGTCATTAGATGTATGCCATCCATTCAACATAACGAAGTGGTACTTGTTCCATCGCAGTTAAGTTTTTTTCTGTCTGCGGATAAATAATTGCTCCTGTGAATGTATCAATAAATACTCTATCCATTTTTGTTCCTCCTATATAAAAAGAAAAAAGAGGGTTGTTTCCCTCTATGCTTATGGAGCGACTATATGACCTATCGCTCCCGGATCTAAATCGTCTATAGCCACGTATTCATGTAACACAAGTTTGTATGAGAGACACTCAATCGGGTCGTCATCTTCTTTCCAGGTAGGATGTTTACCGTAGAATTCAGAGACAGCACGTGTTGGGTCAATCATGATAGCAAATGTTACACCGGATGTTCCACTACAACTTGGTGCATCACCATACTCGATGATGTTGATGTTTCCTATGCGTTTAAGCATACCGTTTTCAACAACGAATGAACTATCAAACCATGCTGGTGAGTTAAGTGCTTCCTTGTATTTCAGGATAGCGGCAACAGTTGGCGACATGATAAGGATTGGTTCTGCTTCTCCAAAGTAACCACTCTCACGCATTTGTGCTTCCAATCTTATGATGCTTGCGTACAGGTTACTTGCTAGTGAACAACATGAGTTGGCACCACTTGAAATAACTCCAGCACATCCAAGAACTGCTTGAAGTGTAACACTTTGTCCAGGTTTCGCTGGTGACAGTAGTTGAGTCCAGATAACACGGTCTTTGTTGTATGCAAGGTCGCGAGCCATTGATTCAATTACAGCTGGTTTATAGACACTACCAATCCGAAATTCATCGATGTCACAGATTACAGAGTAGGCACCGTAGATATCAATGGTTGCAGTATAGGTACTGAACGTATTTGATGTACAGCTGATACAGCTACATCCCTGTGATAGTGACAGTGTGGTACGTGATGTACGAGCACTAAGGGTACGTATCTGTGCTACTCCACCGTTCCCTGCGCTGATGTCACAACCTCCGACGGTTACTTTACCAGCGAGTTGTCCATAGTTTTGTGCAGCGTGCCACACCATACTACAGTAGTAATCAGCTGGAGACCATGCATCTACGTCATCCTGACATTGACTGTCAGAGTCAGTAAACGCATACGGGTTAAAATTAGCTGGTAAGCTAACATTTCCGCCTGCTGGATCAATGTTCATCAGATGTGCAGGACTACCATAGCCGTAAACATTTTCTATTCCTTTTGACTTCAGGTATTCATCATGGTATTGTTTGTACACCATCATCTTAGGATTTGATGTCTGCGTTGGTGAACCACTGTTCGCCATTGGGTCAAGCGATGGCGTTGGATCAAGTTTGTATTCCTTAGCCATTTTCTCTTTGAACGCGAGGTACTGTGCTTCTTTGGCTTCCTCAGCTTCTTTTGCTTTTGTTTCTTCTAGTTTCTTACTAGCTTGTTCTTCATATGCAGTTACTTCCTGTGCCATGAACTGTGTTTTCTTTTTCAATAGCTCAGCGTACTGCATCTCTAATTTCTGAGTCTCAGAAATCGTATCTTCACTCATCTTTATTTTCCTCCAAATAGTTTAATTCTTTCTTTTAGGTGTGCGACACGTACTTTATCTTCTTTGTGCGTATCGGGTAAATCTTGATGCATGTCCTCACATGCCTTGATGGGCATACCACACCCATCCTTATCGTTACATGCTCCACGATAAACAGTGGAACCAGCAACAAGGTCCATATAAGTCAATGATACAACTGTTTCATGTCCTTTTAATCCAAAGGATGCGTAGTCGACAGGCAGGTTTTTTGCCTTTACCAAGGTCATACGTTTAAATCCGAATGCACTAACATTTGGCATACGACCAGCTTTCGCAGAAATATCATAATATGATTTCCATGAGTTCGCCATTGGAGCATCTTTCTGTATATGGACATCAACTAACAATGATTTTTCTTGTTCGTTAACATGAATATTATCTTGGTAGCCAACGATATAACTTATATCAGACGGTACCATCTGCCCGTTGGGCATAGGATAACCTGTTCCCTGGTGATTGAGGTCATGGATTTGTGTCGGGTTAGCTGACATACCAGCTGCTTTAATCACGTCCCATGGTACGAAATCACCTTGATAAAAGATGTCTCCTTTCATGAGGACAACGCCTTTCACCACATATTCATCATCTGACTCGGAAAAACCATCTGCCTTCGTATCACCATTCATTTGGAATACAAAAGGCGTTATTTCGTCAATATCTGACATATCTTTATTCCTCCATACTCTCAGACAAGCATTTACCACATATGGTTGCAATACATTCTATTGCAAGTGCACGTCCACAGAGTTCACAATGTTCACGATCATTCATCGGTTAATCTTAGCTCCCACTATCTTTTCAAGTTGTCTCTTTTGATAAGAAGGCACGTTTACTCTTTCACCATAAGACAACGTTGACTTAGGTATACGATTGTTAACGTGTTCATCCTCAGTAGTATCCTTGCTGGCAAGCCACGCATTCGGTGCCCATTTAATGGGTTCCTTAACATAATCCTTTACCATATTGCGTAGTTCATCATTACCAAGTTTGTCAATTAACCAGAAAAATTGGTCACGGTAACCAGTATCCTTCACAAGTATCCACAAGAAAAACTCTATGATATCAAGTAAATCCTCATGTTCATGTTCTTTTAATATACGTTGTACCTCTGAATGGATACTTCGTATAGCGTCATTACCAGTATATGATAAATCAGTGTGTATGACAACAGGGTTACAGTATTTATCATCATACATCTTCTTCAATAGATACAACACCAGTTTTTTGAGTACGTTGTCAGTCCATTTGAGTTTACGTGGGATACGCATATCATCCGTTATCATCTGTTTTAATTCATCGTTTCCAATAGAATACAACAAGTCATAGATGACGGATGCACCCATGTGTTTCTTTGTAACAGCCCACAACGCAATGTTTTTGTAGTCACGTGTACGTTGCCGTTGATGACCAGTACGCGTATTCTCACATACCATTTCAACTAGGTTACTAACGTATTGAAGAGGTTCATTTAGTTCACAATCAATATCATAATCGTTGATGATACGGAAACGACACCATTCAAAGATTTTTTTCTCACGGTCACCAAAGATGATATCAACCATTACTTTTTCCCTTTCTTAGCTGCAACTTCTTTTTCAAGGTCTTCTACTGAAGCGGATTCAACTTCTTGTTTAATAGCTTCTTGTTCCTGTTTACCATATTGTTTACCAGTATTCCGTGCAGCAGACAACTCTTTAATACTGGATTTACCTATTTTCTGTTGCAATATGGATGAGGTACGCATCATGCATTCAACGTATTCATCACGTTTCTGTTCCATCTGACAACGTAGGTTATCCATTGCCTGACCTATGATTTTTTGTTCCCTTGACAGCAACTCAACTATTTCATCGACATCAATGATTTCACGGCTCATCTGTTTATTCAACATGACAATGAGTTTACGTGGCCATTTACCGCTTTTAAAACTCTCAATCTCTTCGTTTTTACGTGCCAATGCAAACTCATGCATCTGAACTTGTTCGATGTAGCCGCCATAGGTTTTATTAAGTTCAAATAGTTCTTTGAACTGATATGATTCTGCTTCGGTAATAGGTGGAACCTTATAGATATCTTTTTCAACTTTATGGTATTCCTTTGGCTTGTCAATTGTCATTGCCTTTTTATTGCCTTTCGCCATTAGAATCCGCCTTTCCACAATAGAATTGTTCCGTCGTCGTTTACTTCGCTTATTGAATAGGTGTTTTCATCATATATTTCCAGGTTTGGACATGATTTACATGTCTTGCACATTTTTTCTGTATACATTTTTATTTCATCTCCGAAAACATTGAATCCATCAACAACTTGATGTCGACGGTTCGCAATGCTCTTAGAACGGCTGGCCTCATAAAAGGCCGGAAAGCATGCTTTCCTGATGTGCTGACTACAGGTAATGGTGCATACGGGTTTTTGCTAGCAGGCATGTGGATTGTTCCATACTCGTTTCTAGAGGCGTATGGTATATCACAACGTACCTGATAATGGGTATCACTAACTTTGCGGACTTCTATTGAACCCTCCATAAGTCCGGTATCCTGTGGAGCATACAACCTTGCATACTCAGCAGTTTCCTCCGCAACCTTTTGTAGGAATGGACCTACTTTTTCTTTTACAGGTATATTCCCAAATACCTGCATGATGTTGTCAAGACCGGTTACACTCGCTGTGAAACCCGTCATTTATTCTCCGCAACGAATGATTTAATATGTTTTTCGCGGGTGAGACGAGCCTCCTCCAAACGGAGTTCCTGACTAATCAGTTCTGTCTCACCGACTTCTTTATCTTTTGATGTATCACGTTTAACTTCAACGGGTTGTTGCTTCTTCATTTGGTCAGGTGTCTTCTCCGTGCTTTCCTTGTCAGGGTCAAGATATGTCTGACCGTTGTTCATGACTTCACGTCGTTCTGCACGGTCTGCTGTACCTGATTTATACAGGCGGTCCACAATCGCAGATCGTTTGAAGCCGATGTTTGCCTCACTCATCTCATCGATGTAGGTTTCAGGCCATACAAGTTTATAGTCAAATTCACGACCATTCGCCTCAAACAACATAGTATATAACTTGACAAGTGACGGGTTAACGCGTAGTATCTGGACATCAGAGATATCTTTACGGTAATCACCGTAACCTACTTCGGCACCTGTCGTCTTACCTACTTCTACACCAGTGAGTATATGAACAGGCATCACAAAAGCAGATGCAATCTCCAAACACAAGAAATCATAGAAAGGTTTAGGATCAATAGCATTAGGTTTCTCAACCTTTATATCCTGGTATTCATCAATGACGAAGCCATTAGGATGCTGTCCGAGGACATTAAGCATCTTAATACGCTCTGGTTCCTTCAACTGGTTCTTCTTCCATATGACAAGGCCGTGACTAGACCACTTCAACGTCTCACCAGTAGAAATATCAATGTCGACAAGTGAATCCAATACGTTACGCAATATATGAGCCTTGGATATACCAAGGACGCTAAAAGGTAATTCATCATATTTAGTGATGTATAACCGGTCAGGATGAATAAACAGTTTAGGTCCACCACGTTCCTGATACATAAAATGCATTGTACGAGATGCTTCGTACCCTTTCAGATACTCTGCACCAGTGATAAGTTCAGAATTAATGGGAGTTAGTTTACGAGGTTCGGAAATTACTTTACGTCCGAGACGATTACTATAATTCATTTTAGGTGGCAAAGATAAATCCTGAGTATTTGTATCATCTTTAAAAGTGATTAAACTAAAACCAGTTCCATAGATATCAGCAGAGATACCGTTGAGACAAGCAGTATGCTGGATGTTGACACGGTTATTGAACGAGTCATAGATTTGTTTATCCAAAGCAGGGATTTTCTTTTTGTTACCAACTGTTTCCGGGAAAGGCCAGCCACGATAAATATCCATGTTTTTCTTGTTGGATGCTTTATAAAACAAGGGAACGCTATATGCAAGGTCGCGGAAATCCTCCAACGTCATCTTTGATTCTTTCCATAGTTTACCCTTTGTATTATACCCACTTGTTGAAAGAAGCTGACGCTCTGGTTTCGGGTCGTTACTAACTGTATCTACTACCTTTGCTGCAAAAAACCTATTTCTAACGGAACCTAAGACGCTCACCGTCGTTTCCTCCAAAAAACATATCCATATGATGACCTATGACTAAACGGGTCAAAATCCGTAATAGCGTAACGTACGGCATCAACAGCATGGTCATCTTTCTTGAATGGTTGCTCCGTATCCTTTTTATAACGATAAGACTGGAACTGTTTAATAGTATTCACACATGTCTTATCAAAGAAAATAACATCCTTTTTAAAGAATGATTTAAGTTTAGAAATTGATTTTGCAACATCATTATCTGCTAAGCTAACAGGAGTATTACCCTTCATTGTCCCACATGGGACATCAAGGTTGTATGCCTGGGTTACAAGGTCAGCGGCAGTAGGATCAATATATACTGAGTCAAAATTATATTTGTTGTTGAGGTCTTGCAACTTTTTCGCAGTATCACGTGCAGATATATCTGATTGATAAAATTCTTCTACAGCATACATCTTGTTATAATCACTTATTCCAAAGACAACGATACACGTCGGACTACGCATACCATAATCAACACCAGCAATGTATTTTGGAAACTTCATGCCACCAGCGATGTACTGGCCTGTATGACGTTCCACATTAAACTCTTTAAATATTTGTCCACTGAACGCACCCCATTTCCCGTCAAGGTAACGGTTAATCCAGTCAGAGTCATAGACACGTTCCAAACTATTAATATATTTTTTGTAATCAGGGAGCAACACATTATCATATGTGGTTGTCTCAACAACCTCAAAATTAGGTTGTGGCTCACTAAAGAAATACTTGTAAATCCAATGGTTTTCTGCACCAGGGTTCGTAGTAAGCAACCCAAAACGATGTTTAAGGTTACCAGTACCACTCTTACGACCGATTAGTTGAGTGAAGATTGTTTCATCCATATCAACTGCTTCATCCAAGCCGAAGAAGTCAAGTGTACGACCAGCGAGTTTACGTTCATCATCACAAGGACGAATATAAATCTTTGAACCGTTAGTAAACCGTACCTCCATCTTACCCTGTGTACGGTTAATCTGTTCAACTATCTTGTAGGATAACCCACGAGGAGTCAGCATACGATCAATGGCTTCCTGATAAAGATCAAGTTGTTGTACAAGCGTACCCAAGACAACATCACGTGCCATGGAGTCAACGAGTGCGCCAAGTAAACCCACACAACCAGGATTATCAATACATGTCTTAATGCTCACGTTTGCAAGCACAAGTGTTTTACCAGCACGGAACGCACCTGAATACAGTACACAATCCGCAAAACAACATACCTGAAATACACTAATCTGTTTAGGTAAAAAAAGAACAGGAGACGGAAGGATTAACTCGTCGATATTAGTTGAAAACCCACCAACGACCCCGTTCTTTCTCGAACACTCCTTAGTATCAAGACAAGTTTCGTTCACGTCTCGTCAACAGTTGGATAAACATTTTAACTGTTCACCTATTTAAATGTTTGTACGTAATACTTTTTTATTACATTTTTTTATGCCTAATAGTCGTAGTTGACCCTCTATTTCATCTAATTCCTGTTTGAAATTGGGGTTACGGTGCTCAGAAAAGTCAGTTGTGCCTAACTCACGTTTCTTACGCTGATACCCACTATGATATAAACGTTGGTATTCAATACGTCTCCACTGACTACAAAACTCGCAACGTTGAGTATTCTTAGCATGATGGGATATATCCGCACCGCAATCATAACAGAATCTTTTTAATATACGTCATCACCCAGCATACCGTTTTTATCCAAATCATGTATTTCCCGATGACAATTACTACACAACAGCATACATTTATGTAATTCATCAATTAGTTTATCAGTTCTTTTATCCATGTTGCCTATCATTAAATTAAATTTTTTATCTTTGGGTATTACATGATGAAAAACCAACGCTCTATTACATTTATCATATCCGCAAATTGAACATCCGTTTATTTTTAATCCATTCATTATTTTTTTCTTTTTATCATAATTTTTTTTTCTATATAATCTTGAATATTCTCTATCATATGTATTTCTTAATTCCTTTGCACAGTCCTCGCACCGTCTTGCCCTTATTAAATGAGAAATATCTTTTCCGCATATATAACAAAACCGGTCTTTAACCTTCGTATAACTTCCCATTGATCACAACTCTAGAATTTATAACAGTCGGTGTATAATAAGTAAATTGTCCATTAGGAAACAAATAAAAGATGAGGAACTGGTTTACAAACGCAGATGGCTTATTATGCATGTACTCAGGATTAAGGTTACATGCACACCCCACACTGACACCCTGGCGAGGCAACGTATCAATAAGTGAATGCATAGTATACACTTGGTTAGTATGAACATGGAAGCTGAAGATATGTCGTCCATACGTCTGAATATTCTTTGTAGCATGATACTTGTTATAATATGTTCCATGGATGAAACTCATCTCACCGATGGTGACAACACCATTCTCCGGAATAAATTCGTAGCCACTCAGATCAAGACAGT